ACGCGCAACTGTGACGACCCAAAGAAGATTCCGGCACACAGAGGCACCGATGGCGACTGGTACGCCAAGGGGACAAACCACCGCGTTGAAGGCGGGATGATCCGCCGCGACATGGGGACGAAAGAGGAGTGGGCAGTCGAGTTGGCAGACATCGGGGTGTTCGTAGACAAGTACGGCCAATGCGTGGTTGGACGCGACGTTGATGGCTTCTGCACGATTGAGATTTACGACGACTACCGTGAGTAGGGGCCTAACGTTTGAATTCACCTGACGCCGAAGGCGGTCAGGTGCAATGAAGGGTTCGGCGTCTGGTGACGAAGGCGCGAAAGGAAACGACGATGAGCGAAAGACTTGACGACGGCATGCCCGCCGATGCTGTTCGATTTGCCGGCGAGGTTTGCCTGCCGAACGGACTGATGTTTGACGCATTCGGCGCGCCGCGAACGCGCTATGTGCGGGTGAGTCTGGCAGGCAACCACTGCATCATGCACCCGGGCGAAGGCGACACCTATTTGCAGGACGCGCGCGACAGCGGCGACGACAGCGAATACACCGTGGCGGATGTGTACCTGAGCGAGCGCGAGTTTGACGACTTGCCAGAGCACGACGGGTTCTAGACGCCGAACGTTGCCGATAAGCGGGGCAGCGCGGTACTCCGTGCTGACTCCGCTTGATTGGCGTGTTGGGCGTCTGTCTCCGAAGCGCGTGAACTTTACATTGTGGCCGTACAAATATGCTTGACGACTGCGCATTGACTGCCGTACATTAATACCACTGCAGCAAGACGCGCAGCAACCAACCGGAGAGCAAGATGACAAAGACCCCAGCCAACGACAAGTCAGAAGCCGTCGCAGAAGCCAATGCCTACCTGAACGACCACGGCTTGCCGAACGTCCACGCTCTCGCGTCGGCGCTGAAGTACCTGGCACAGCAGGCCAGGCTGACCGACCTGCCGGCCAGCAACGCGGCCCTGATGAATGCCGAAAAGCTAGTAGCCCAGCTCGACGGCTTGACTGGCGGGAATCTGTGAACCAAGCCCCGGAGAAAGCCAAGCCGGGGCGCAAGCCCCTGGCTGACGGCGAGGGCAAAACTGCCCGCGTCGAGTTGCGCGTGCTGCCGGACACCAAAGCCGCATGGCTGGCGCGGGCCACGGCTGCCGGCCTGACGCTACAGGCCTGGATCGAGAAACGATGCAACGCGGGCCGCTGACGCCCAACGTTTGAATTCAGCGGCGCCGTAGGCGTCTGCTGGAATGAAAGGTTCGGCGGCATCTTTCCGAAGACAGGAGAGCACGATGGAACTAACTGGCGACACAAACACCCCGGCGCTGCCAATGACCGAGGCCGAAGTGAACCACTTGCGGCGCCTGCTGGCGTGGCTGCGCTGCGAGATGGGCCAAGAGCCGGCCGAGATGGTAGTGATGGTCAACGCGCTCGCAGAGAAGATCGGGCCGCTGCAAGACCCAGAAGGCGCGCGACTGCGGCTGCAAGCGCACTACGAAAAATCTGCAAGCTACCCGGCCTACGTGCGCCAAGCGGAGAAGATGCTTTCCAGGGCGCTGCGCAACCACGAGCGCGCGGCAGGGATAGTTGAGGCAGAGCAAAGCGCCGTGGTCGGAACATTCGACAGCGTGGAGGGGTTGATTGCGGGGCTCAAGGCATGACGCCGAACGTTTGAATTCAGCGGCCACGAAGTGGTCCGCTGGAATGAAGGGTTAGCCGGCCCTATCCGGCGCAAGGAGAACGAAGGTGGATATGGAACGACTGGACGCGATGATGGCCCGGCTGGACAGGCACCAGCCGCTGACGGCCTACGAGTGCTTGCGGCTGGTGATGATTGCCCAGCACGCGGCGAAGTTCACCAAGGCGAACGACGAGGGCGACGACATAGAGGCGCTGCTGGACGGTGACGGCGAGCCCCTGCTGCATGGCACCGAAGAAGAACTGACGCAGGCCGCCGTGGATGCTGACGACGCCTACAACCGAAGCAAGGATGAGTTGTTCTGCGCCGTGCGCGAACTGATGGCATGGCCCGGCCGCGCCGCGAAGTACCTGCCGGAACATCTTGGCGGCTGCGCGGTGCATCCGCACCCGTTCGCTCAGGAAGGCACGATGTGAGCAGGCTGACCGAGATTTACCCGCATCACTGCGCGCCTGATGACGTGGCTGCGCTGGCGCGGCAACTGGAAGCTCTGGCCGACCCGGAGCAAGAAGCTGTGCCCAGCTACGAGAACACCGACTGGCGAACGCTGGCAGGCATTGCAGCGAGGGTCATCAAGTACCTGCGCGGCGATGACTGGCGGCACGGCGCATGACGGCTAACGGTGTTTTCAGCGGCGGTACTCCGTCCGCTGGAAAACGGGGTTAGAGCGCGTCTCGCAACTTTGGAGCCAGGGAATCTAGCAATGCAGCACGCTCTTGCGTCAACCGGAGCAGATCAACGTACAGCCCGGCCGGGACTGCGCTCGTGTCGGCAACCCAGCGCCGCATTGTGCGGTCTGATACGCCGAGGTCGCGCGCCAGCTCAGACTGCCACCGAGGTCCGTAGAGGGCCTCGCCAGACTCGACAAGCAGCCTGCTCACTGCGCCTCCTGCCAGCCGGCCGTGTGGCCCGCGGTGTACTGCGCGTGCAGCGCGCAGCACATGGCCGCGATTTGCGCTGCCGTCAGGGCTTGCAGCACGTCGGCGGGGATGCGGGCCAGCAGAGCCGCCCAGGTGCGCGGGTAGCGCGACAGGTCACAGAGGCGCGCCGCGCGGCGGGTCTTGATCGTGCTCATTGCTCAGTCCTCCATGCGCAGGGCGCGATTGACGGCATCGGCAGTGCGCGCGGCGCGCTCGGCCTGAATCTTGGCGATGACTTCGGGGTGGGCGCAGTCGAAGGCGGCCAGATCGGCTTCAAGGGCCTGCGCTTGGCGCCAGGCTTGCGAGCCCGGGAACGCGCCAGCGCGGTCTTGCAGGTGGCCAGCGATCTCGGCGCGCTGCGCGGCCAGCGACACCTCGACGACGTTGGGCTCTTGGGTCAGGATGTCGCCGCGGCCGGCTTGCTTGGTGGCCGCGGCCATCTTGGCAAACAGGTTGGCGGGGATGACGCCGTTGCGAGCGTGCTGAGTGTTGACGACGGTCTCGACGTTGCCGTCAGCGCGGCGGATGGTGAGCTTCGCGCCGCTAATGTAGGTCTTGGTCACTGTGGCCTCCTTGCCATCTTGCGCGGGCCCGATTGCCCTGCGCATGTCCTAAATATAGGGCATAGAGTGCGGCGTGTCAAGGGGCTTGCGAAAGTATTTTTGTGGGCGTGCGGCAATGTCGCTGCGCGCTCTAACGTCAAATAGACCGCGCCCACCCATCGCGCCCAGTTGGCCTATTCTGCCAATCCCCCGCGTTTCGGCGCAATGGGCCGCCTACAAAACTGAGGATGACATGACCACACTTCCAGAACTGATCCCCCCGATGCTGCCAGAGCATGTCGAGGCGGCCGATGAAGTGCGCAAATCAATCACGCGCGAGCAGTTGCGCGCAGAGTTGCGGTACGAGCCCGAAACCGGCGAGTTCTACCGTGTGCGCAGGTCGAGCAATCGGATCAAAGCAGACGACATTGCGGGCGGTATTGACGCCTATGGCTATCGGGTCATCAGGATATTCGGCGTAATGTGCAAGGCCCTCCGCTTTGGCGCCAACTGCGTCATCGCGGGCGTCGAGCGCGTGCCGACCGGGAACAACGCCGACGACAAATTCTTAGCCGCGCGCCTAGCCATCGTCGGTGCGGCCGCGGCGATATATGAGCGCGGCATCGTCAAGGCCACGAAATGACCGCCCGTGTCGTTCGCCCGGTCGTCCCCTCTCCCGGCTGGCGCTCGGGCGGCTGGTACACCGACCCCTGTCGTGCGTGGTGGGGGCCTGGCTGGCGTCCCTATGGCGATTGGGGCCGGAACGAGGTGGCCATCTCCGATGCCGCCTCGCGGGGCCGGGACACGCAACTGTCGAGGGGCTACACCGGCAGCATTGTCGGCATCTCGAAAGCCGCGGCAGCAACTACCGCGATGTACAAAGCGCACGCAAAGAAGGGGCAAAAATGAAAAGTTGCAAGGGCTGCAAACATGCCGACTGGAAGCGCCGGGCCGATGGGAAACTGCACCCGGACGGGTATGGATTCTGCGGCTGCGAAGTGAGGCTCCCGCCGCTGCCTGTCGCGAAGCACTGGATATCCCGGCCGATTTATACGGTCGGCACGATCAACCGACATCAGGAATTGCCGGCGCACTGCGTGTACTGGATCATGGCATGAACAAAACCGAGCGGACCCTAGAACTCCTGCGGACCCGTTGGCTCACGTCGCTTGACTGTGCGCTGCAAGGCGGATGCCTCAGCTTGAGCCAGCGCGTGAGCAACGCGCGGGCCGATGGGCTGGTTGTCTCCGATCGCTGGGTCGAGACTCAGGGCGGCGCGCTGGTCAAGGCGTACCGGATTTTTGCGCACCGGCAGAAGAGGCCGGCGCTTGACAGGCCGCGGCAGTAGCCCTATGTTTCCCTCATCCATGGCGGCATCCGTGGTAGAAATAGAGGCCGTTGGCTTCTGCTTCAAGCCCTTCAATGGGAACCCTCGGATGCCGCTGAGGGGGAGCAGAGACCAACGGCTTTTTGCCGTCTGTGCTTCTCTCGGGTGTTTTGATGGCGCGCGACATGACCTAGGGGCTCCACCTAGTGGTCTGGGCAGAGGGGCCTTATTGGGCGGAAACGCACAGGGGCTTAACCGAAAACCCGATGGTAGCCTCGCGCGCCTTCAAAGCACCCCGATGGGTTGGCGGGTGCCGTGGCAATGCAAGCAACAGGCGGCCCCGTGAGAAGTGCTACTGGTGGCGTAGGGGGTGCAACAGCACACATACAGGCGGCGAAGCTAGCACCTGTCCCCCGAAAGGCTGGCGGGTGAGCGATTCCGCACTCGGGACTCGTTTTGAAGGCGCCCGGCTAAGGCTAGGTGCGCTCAAACCGCTTCGGTTAAGAGGGACGGCCAATGACAGATGACCAGATCACAGCCTCTGAGGCATGGCGAGCATTCGAGGAAATGCGCAAGGCCAAGGGCAAGCGAGCGCCGTTCACCCCGCTGGCTCGAAAGCGCATTCTGTTCGAGTTGCGCCGCATGGACGCCGACGGGCAGGACGTGGAAGAGGTTTTGTGGACATCGGCCACAAACGGATGGTCTGGGGTGTTCCCGATCCGCCGCAGGGGCTGGCAGGCCCCGGAACAGGCCCTGACGGTCGAGTCACGGGCCGCGCAGACAACCGCGGAATATCTCGACAGCCAGCGCCCGGCAGATCAGGCCCCGGAGGACCGGCAGAGGGTCCGGGAGATGCTGGCCGGGGTCCGGGCGAGGGTTACTGGGGCGAGTTAGGGAAAGCACCTAGACGATTCCTGTTGCGCGATGATGCGTAAGCGATTACAGTTCATTCATCGATCAGCAGCCACCCGGAGCAAACGCCATGAACGCCACACAAACCCGCCGCGTAATTGAAGCCTTCGCCGAAACGCAAGCTCTGCTGGCGAAAGAGCTGACATACGAAGCAGCCGTGCAGCGCGCCGACCGGATCGCCTTTTATCGCGCGCACATCGCAAAGTTGCAAGGGATGCTGGCGGCATGATGGGCCTGCTCCAATGAAACCCGCCCTCTCCGACTCCCAGCGCGCCGAGCTGATCCGAGAGCGCAACCGCAGGGGCCAGCAGGCGCTACGCCAGCGCCGCCGGGCTCTCGGGCTGGTGCCCGTGGCTGGCCTGTGGGCGCACCCTGACGACGCGGCGGAACTGCGGGCGTATGCGCGGGAGATGCTGCGAGCGAGAGCCGCGGCATGAGCCCCCTCGAAACCATCGCGGCCACGGTGCAGCGCGCCCCGGCCCCAATCGCCCCGCGGGTCCGGTATCGCGGCGCGGTGCGTGATGATTGGCTCCCCGTGGGTGGGGGTCATCCGATCCCGATCGCGCCGGACAGCGGCGAATGGTTGGCCCGTCTGACATGGCAATTTGCAGGAGGCGACGAATGAGTAAAACCGGACGCAGGCCCGATCCAGACAGCCTACAGGGCCGACTGCGGGCGTTTTTTGACGCGAACCCGCAGGAGGAATTGACCCTGGAAGATGCCGCGGTCAAGTTCGACGCGACTGATCGCTCTGTGGTCCATGCCGTCCATGCTCTGCGGCGAGCCGGGGTGCTACGGTCACAGGTGCAGTCGATCATTTTCAGGGCAGATAGGGCATGAGCGCCATGAGTGATGTGGAGATGGTAATTCGCGCGGCGGAACAGGCCGAGGGTATGCGCCAGCGCGGCCCGTTGATGAACGGACAACAGGAGGCAATGCGTAACCTGTGGGGCGGCGCGGCTGACGAGGGGAACAACTTTGTCCAGACGCCGACAATGTGGGATCGCATGGGGCGGTGGTGGGCATGAGCGACCGACCCGCCGGGCGCACGTCGCCTCAGGACGTGAAATTCATCCCGGCCGGCACCGGGATTCGGCCTACATGGCTCTGCATGGGCTGCCACCGGCCCCGGACGAACCTGGGCGCGCGTGGTCGTGGGGTGCGGATGCGGTGCGCGGTTTGTGTGGCGCAGCGGGGGGCGGTGTGATTTTTGCAACCGTTTGTAGCGGGATAGAAGCCGCGTCGGTCGCGTGGAACCCGCTTGGCTGGCGAGCGCGGTTCTTCAGTGAAATCGAGCCCTTTCCATGCGCTGTGCTCGCGCACCACTATTCGACCGTGCCGAACCGCGGCGACATGCTCAAGTTCAAGGACTGGCCCGATGCAACTATCGATGTTCTCGCAGGAGGAACTCCCTGCCAATCCTTCAGCGTCGCCGGACTCCGAAAAGGACTGGATGACCCGCGTGGCAACCTCATGCTTACCTTCGGTGCCGTTGCTGCAAAGTATCGGCCCCGCTGGCTGGTTTGGGAAAACGTCCCCGGCGTCCTGTCAAGCAACGGAGGGCGGGACTTTGGCTCCTTCCTCGGGCTCCTGGGCGTCCTCGGGTATGGGTTCGCCTACCGGGTTCTTGACGCTCAGTATTTCGGATTGGCCCAGCGGCGCAAGCGTGTGTTCGTTGTCGGATGTCTTGGAGACTGGCGAAGTGCCGCGGCGGTACTTTTTGAGCGCGAAAGCCTGTGCGGGCATCCTGCGCCGCGCAGAGAAGCGCGAGAAGGGACTGCCGGCCGCGCTGCGCGAAGCATTGCAATCCGTGGCCGAGACGGAACGCCGCAAGCAGAGCTTGGAGACGAACTCGCCAACGCACTGCTGACGCCGAACGGCGGGCGCGGCGGGGTTGGGGTCGGCGCGGTACTCGCGCCAGAGAGAGCGCGCGCGCTAACGACCTCGAATCAGCGCATCGACGCGGAGACGGAAACGTTCGTCGTCACTCACGCCCTGACCGGCGAAGGCTTCGACGCCAGCGAGGACGGCACGGGGCGCGGCACGCCGCTGGTGCCCGTGGTGGCCGGCACTCTGCGAGCTAGGCACAACATGAACACTTGCGAGGATGCGATGGGCGGCGGGTTGTTGCCCGTCGCTTTCGACACAACGCAGATCACCAGCAAGGCGAACTACAGCAGCCCGAAGGCCGGCGACCCGTGCCACCCGCTTGCGGCTGGAGCTCATGCGCCGGCTATCGCGTTTGGCGGCCAGATGAGCACCGTTCAAACCGATGTGGATTTGTCGCAAACGCTGCAACGGAAGAACCCGCAAGCCGCTGCCGTTGGAATGCAAGTGCGCCGCCTGACCCCGCGCGAGTGCGAGCGCCTGCAAGGCTTCCCCGACGACTACACGCTGATCCCGCACCGCGGCAAGCCTGCGGCAGACGGCCCCCGATACAAGGCGCTCGGCAATAGCTGGGCCGCGCCTTGTGCAGCTTGGATCGGGCGTCGGATTGCGCTGGTGGATTCAATCGGCGGGAACGAAGCGAGGGCGGCGGTGTGAGCGTCATTCGCTCCTTCATCCTCGCCCACGACGTGGCCCGGCAGGGCGTGGCGAGGTTTGCAGTCGATGCCCCGGCTGGAACCTGTGTCGAGTTCAAGGAGCCGACCCGCAACCGCGAGCAGAATGCGCTGATGTGGGTGTGGCTACAGGCGTTCTCGGAACAACTCACCTGGCCGATCAACGGCGATCGGGTGCGGATGACGCCCGACGAATGGAAAGACGTTCTGACCGCGGCATTTCGGCGAGAATCTCACAGGATCGCGCAGGGCCTCGACGGGGGAATGGTCATCCTCGGGATGCGGACAAGTCAGATGGGGAAACGGGAGTTCGCCGAGTTTTTGGAGTTTGTCATGGCAACAGCGGCGGCGCGTGGCGTAGTGGTCGAGGAACTGACGGCATGACCGCCACCGTCATCACATACCGCGACGGCCAGATCGTTCAAGAGCCGGCCGACGAACATTTCGCGCGCATCGAGCGCGAACGAACCGACGCTCGGCATGTGGCCAACATCCTCGGGCTGGCTGCAAAATCCGACCGTGACGGCTATCTGTGGTCGCTGGCGCAGCGAGAGGGGCCGGAAGCAGCCGAGCGTGTCCGGCTGGCCGGGAAAGCGGCGTGGGAAGCGCGCAGATCAAGGGGCGGGCAATGACGGCCTGCCAACGGGCCTCGCCGGCTTGTAGGGACAAACCCTAATGTCTGAGTCATCGCACCAGATCGCGCTATTTCGCTGGGCCGTGGTTGCAGAGGCCACGCGCCCCGAGCTTGCGCTGCTGTACGCTGTACCAAACGGGGGCCATCGCAACAAAGCCACGGCCGGCCGGCTCAAGGCCGAGGGCGTGCGCCGTGGCGTGCCCGATGTGTGCCTGCCCGTGCCGAGAGGTGGATACGGGGCGTTGTACATCGAGCTAAAAGCGCCGCGCGAGCCGGGGGGCGGGAAACGCGCCGGCCGGCTGTCGCAGTCTCAGGCCGACTACGGGGCGGCGCTGCTACGGGCTGGCAATGCCTGGGTTGTGGCCTACGGATGGGACGAGGCGCGCAAACACATTGAGGGCTACCTCGGGTGAACAGCGCCGCCACTGCGGCAGAGCGCCGGCACATGGCCCGGGTCAAAGCGCTCCCGTGCTCAGTGTGTGACGCACCAGGCCCGAGCGAGGCGCATCACATAGAGCAGGGGATGCACTACGCGACGGTCGCGCTTTGCATCGAGTGCCATCGTGGCCCGGTGCTGGGCATCCATGGGCAGCGCCGGGCGTGGGCCGTGCGTAAAATGACTGAGCTGGCCGCGCTGGCTCGCACGATTGAGAGGTTGAACATCCCATGAATGCCGCATGGTGCCGCCCGGGTCACCGGCCGGCTGAGTCTCACACGGTCGCGCCGACCGTGATACGGCAAGAGGCGATACCGCAGATTCCAGCGCGCGAGCGTAGTCGGATGGGGTCAACTTAAATCGTGACAACCCAAAAAATAAACGGCAAAATTCGATTTCATGAGATTGCGTCGCGACGAAACACTGACGTTGGAGACAAGAATTCTGATCTTCTACGCAAGCTGTTTCGACGTGAAGATGTCCGGCTCGGAGTTGGAGCGCAAATTCAGCGCCGAGCCGATCACGATGAAGCGCGTGCTGCGGCTGATGGTCTGTGCCGGGCTGCTGGCGAGGGAGAGGCCGGAAGAAAAGATGGCCAGCCGCCGACGGCCGCGCCCGGTGTACGTTGCGGGAACGACGCTCCTGCGGGAGCTTGGAGACGAGGCATAAAATCGATCGGCATCAAAATTGCCAACGCCCAGCGCCGCGCCGCCGAGGAAAAGGCGCAGGCAGGGCTGGCCGGCAACCGCCCGACGCCGACATCCGCCGCCGCCTTGTGCTCCCCGCCGTCGCCGCCGGCATCTGGTGGCACGGCCACCGCAAAGAGGCCACGACCCATGCGCAGGCGGCCCCGATCTTCGCCGCGCTCCTTCACAACACCCGCCAGAAGTACATGGCAAAGGCCGCGCAACGCCTGAAAGGCTGACATGGACATGGGTGCCCAACAGGCTGGCCAAGCCGAGCAAGACCCCCCGCCGCGCAACTCGGTGTTCTGCATCGCCACCGACGGCAGCGTGTGCCGCCTGTGGATCGTGGAAGAGGACGACCTACCCCCAGTCGGCCCGCCGAAAGAGATGCAGATCGGCGACGCCCTGCGCTACGTGCTCGACGCTCACCAGCACGGCGAGCGCGGCGACCCGTTCATGGCGGGGCTCAACGGCGACAAGCCGGAACCCGGCCCGCAACCAACCACCACCGGAATGATGAGGGGATGACATGGCGCGCGCAACCGTAGAGATTTTCGACACCGAGCCCGGCAAAATCCAGGTCATCGTCCGCTACGACGGCGAATTCGACCCAGAGAGCGAGGCTCACCAGCACACGAACCACGTCATGACGCTGTTCGACAAAGCCGCCGACCCCGCCGGCCCTAGGATGCACTGGACGCCAGAGCAGCGCCGCGCCTACGACATGGTGACGAAGATGGGCGGCAGCCAGGCGCAGGCGCTGGAAGCGGCCGGGCCGGGTATCCCCGGAGCGCCGGATGGGATGGCCGATGATGAGCCGGCGGCCAACGAAGCCGATGCGCCGCAGATCATCCTCGTGCCGAACGACTGATGCCCCAAGCAGAGGGCCGAACGCCCGGAGCAGCGATCAACCGCGTCCGGGCGCCCAACCAGTCATGGCGAGAACTGCATTCCCTCGTGAGCGATCGGCCAATCACTCTCTCGCACAGGGTTTCGGTTGCATGACATGCGCGGCATTGTAAGCGAACGCAAACTTTTGTGCGATAGTACGAAGTGTGAACGCAACGCTCGCCAACGCAAAGCATGAGCATTTCGCGCAACTCGTGAGCAACGGGGAGAGCGCGACCCGCGCCTATGAGATTGCAGGATACAAAGGCAAAGGATCGGGACAGTCCGCGAATCGTTTGCTCAAAGATGCGAAAATTTGCGCGCGAATTGCGCATTTGCGAGCGGCGAAGGAAGCCAAACATGAAAAGGTTGCCGAGCGGGTTGTCAAAGAGGCGGGGCTAGACAAGGCATGGGTGCTCGAACGGCTGACCAAGATCGTAGGAATGGGAATGGCCGCCGACCCCGTGGTGGACAACGAGGGCCAGCCTATCGGCGAGTACAAGGCGAACCTTGCCGGCGCGAACAAGGCGCTGGAGCTGATCGGGAAGGAGCTGGGCATGTTCATCGAGCGCAAGGAGGTCAGGACCGGCGCGCTGGACGATCTGCCGCGCGATCAGATGAAGGCGCTGCGCGATGAGCTTGCCCGTCTTGTCGCTGCCGACGCTTCGGGCCCTGACTCCGGCAGAGCGGGCGCGACTACTCACTGAGGTTGACGCGGGGCTGGCCGAGGGCATCTTGGCCGACTACGTTCCGTACCCGAAGCAGCGGGCGTTCCACGAATCGGGCGGCCCCCTGAGCATTCGAGAGCGCTTGTTAGTGGCCGCAAACCAAGTCGGGAAGACTTGGAGCGCCGGCTTCGAGCACGCGATGCACCTGACTGGCCGCTACCCCGACTGGTGGCGTGGCGCCGTGTTCGATGAGCCGGTGAACGGCTGGGTGGCGTCGGAAACTGGGCAGACCACCCGCGACACGGTGCAGCGCATCTTGATGGGCCGCCCAAACGCGTGGGGCACGGGCGCGGTTCCGAAAGAGGCGATCAAGGACATCAAGCGGGCGGCCGGCTCGGTGCCCGACCTGATCGAGACGTTCACCGTGCGCTACGGGGGTGGTGGTGACGTTCAAGCCGGGACAAGCGTCGTCACGATCAAGACCTACGACCAGGGCCGGTTGCGCTGGCAGGGCGAAACGCTTGACTTCGTGTGGTTTGACGAGGAGCCGCCC